TCCAGGCAGCCCAGCGAGGAATTGTTTCCGTTGTTCCAGGCGCCGACTGTTTCCATAACGCCGCCGACCTGAACGGAAAAGCCTGGCACGATGACTGGCGAGTCTATTACCGCAAGTTGCGCGCAAAGTGGCCGCACGTCCTTTTCGGGGTGACATGAAACTGATTGCCAACATGCCGGTGCGGAACGCCGATTGGGTGCTCGGCCTCTCGACGCGCGCCGCGCTGCTCTGGTGTGACGAGTTGGTCATGCTGCTACATGCCTGCACGGATCGCAGCGCGGAGATAGCGGCGGAAATCGCCAAAGAGTATCCAGGGCGCGTGCGGATCATTGAAGAGGCGCATTCGGATTGGCAGGAAATGGTCTTCCGGCAGCGGATGCTCGATACCTCCCGCAAGATGGGCGCAACCCACGTTGCCATCACGGACTCGGATGAGATCCTGACGGGTAACCTGCTGCCGATTATCCGATCTGGCATAAGCGCCACGCCGACTGACCACATCTGCTCGACGCCGCTTTACAATCTCCGAGACGGCATCCATCGCTACCACGCAAACGGCACATGGGGCCGTCGTATCGTCACGATGGCCTTCGCGGACTCTCCGCGGCTCCACTGGCTCGGAGACCGCTGGCACCACCGCGAGCCGATGGGAGCCCACCCTGACATCTGGTGCCAGCTCGGGCAGCAGGATGGCGGCGTGATGCACCTATGGGGCGCGAGTGAGCGAAGACTGAAGGCGCACCACGCGCACTATAAGCTGACAGAGCGGCTTCGCTGGCCGGATAAGTCAACGGCGGAGATAGACCGCATGTACTCCTGGTGCGTCCGGGGAGTCAACAACGAAGCGGCCACGTGGACCTATGCTGACGTGCCGCCCGAATGGTGGGCACCGTACCGCAATTGGATGGAGTACCTAGACGTGGACGCGGAGCCGTGGGAAGAGGCGGAATGTCGGCGGATCGTGGCTGAATACGAGTACGTCCGGTGCGGGCTGGATCTTTTCGGGGTGGTGTGATGCTCGGCTACAAATACAGCGTTCCTGACATCGCGGGCTACAAGACATACGGGCGGCTGAGACTGACGGTCACAAGCCCAGTGCAAACGTTTGTTGAGCCGATAACCCTCTATGAAGTGAAGACCGGGATGCAATTGTATTCGGATCACGCAGACACCTATGTAGAACAATTGGCAATTGCCGCTCGGGAAGTTGCAGAGGTTTATTGCGGATTTGATTTGGTGGCTAAACAGTACGACCTCACCCTCGACCGCTGGCCGGACGAAATCCGCTTGCGGGCACCACTGGCGACTGTTGATTCGTTCTCCTGGAAAGACTCGGCGGGCACGAGCACAAGCATGGTTGCCGGAACAGGATATGTCGTGGATACAATTCGGGCGCTGATGGTTCCACCGTGGGGCGCGATCTGGCCCATGCGCGCGCCGCTCTACCCAAGCGGGTCGATACTGGTGCGATTTACCACGCAAGCGGAGCCGCTAACGTACATGTGGAGAGTCGGAATCATACAACTCGTCCGCCATTGGTTTGACCAGGGTCTTGCGTATGAAATAGCCAGAGGGACGGTGCAGTCTTTACCATTCAATCCTGAGCAGTTGTTCAATATCGGCTCAAATAGGATCTTTGGATGATTGAAATAGATATTCCGAGAAGATTTCCCCATTTCATTTCTCTTGAGCAGCCTACTGTTACTAGGGGAGCGGATGGTAGTGAAGTAAAGCTATGGGCCACTTTTGTCCAATGTGCCGCCTTGATTGACACCATCGGCGGACGGGAGTTCTTTGTGGCCCGGCAAACCGGAGCGGATCTGAGTCATCAGGTAAATATCCGCTGGCAGGCAGGCATCGCACCGAGTATGCGCGTGAACTGGTTCGACCCGATGAACAATCTCACCCGCTATCTGAACATCGAGCGCGTGATAAACCCCGATGAAAGCAAACGGTTTCTACAGCTCTGGTGCCGGGAGATTCTCGGCAGGGAGACGCAGGAGTGACAGTCAATCAGGCGGTCTTCGCGGTGCTGAATGCATCGATCGCCGTCAAGACGTTGCTCGGTGTTGGATCGCCCGTCGTGGTGATGATCTATCCCGGCGCGGTGCAGAGCGAAGTCGTTCCGCCGTATGTCGTTTTTCGTGTGACCGACGATGAGGACATGCGCGCGATTGATGGAAGCGCGCCTACTACCAGCGCGGCGACGGTGGAATTCTACTGCTACGGAAAGACCGCGGCGGAAGCGGCGGCGGTATTCGATGCAGTGAGCGGGGCGATCATCCCGTATCGAGATGCAACGTGGTGGCAGGGGACAATTCACCTGGGCGTTGTGTCGGATTACATCGCTGAATTGCAAACGTATACCGTCACGTTCACGGCGAAGATCTGGCATTTCAACAATTAGGCGCAGGTGCGCCTCGATATCAACTGAACGAAAAGCGCCGACGGCGCGGAGGGTATCATGAGCACAGTCTGGGCCGGAATCGGCACAATCCTATCAATGGCTCCGACCACGAGCCCCACGAATTTCGCAGCAATCGCTGGTGTCGGGGACATGTCCGGTCCCAATCTGACGGCGGGGACCTACGACTCCACCAGCCACGACACGACGGGCGGATACAAGACGTTCATCACGGGTTTGAAAGACGCCGGTGAAGTGACGTTCAAGCTGTTCTTCGATCCGGCTGCCGCGACCCACAACGACGCGACCGGGGGCCTCGTGGACGCATTCAAGAACAATCTCGTGAACTACTGGAAGATCGCAATGGGCAACGTGAGCCCGGCCGCGACGTGGACCTTCCGCGCGTGCGTCACCAAGCTCGATTTCCAGTACCCCGTTGACGGTCCGCAGACGGCAAACTGCACCGTGAAGATCAGCGTAGCTTCCACGCTGGCGTAACATGGACACCCCATACCCGACCGAACCGACGCCGATTGATTTAGGGGACGGCAAGAAGCGATTCTTGCGAATTACCCTGCGGACGCTCAAGGGCATCCAAAGCCAGTTCGGCACAATCGAGCCTCCCGAGAACCGGAGGCTTGAGTATCTGATAGCCCTAATCGTCGGCGGATTAACGGAGCACGACCTAACCGAAGACGACCTACTTGATTTAATTGATTCGAGGGCCATCCGGTATATAAGCGAGCAGGTGGCGAAGGCATCTAGCGAATCTTCACTCGAAGGCAAAGACCGCCCTACCCAAGCGCCGGAAGCGGCGCCCGTCCAATAACGATAGAGGATCTGTGGGCCGTTGGCCGCTACGACTTGCGGCTCACAGATCCTGAGTTCTGGGGCCTGACCTTGCGGGAGTTCCACCTCTTGAGTTTGCGGCACTGCGAGGCATTCCGGCAGGCGCACTCACCCGCGGCAATGGTTTGCGCGGTGATGGCGGAGATGAAGCGCGACCCGATGAAGCGCTCGGAACCATTCGGCATCGCTGATTTCCTACCCGATCCGGGGCGCGAACAGAAACCCCAAGACCACCTCGCCAAGATGCGCGAGTTGGCGCGAATCTTTGGAGGCACCATTGAGAACGATCCAGGTAAAAGGACTTGAGCAGGCCACGGCCGCGCTGCTTGCGGTTGGCAAGGCTGTGGACTCACCCGAGGTTATGGATATCCTCCTGGAGGGCGCGCAGACGTTCCGGAATGCCGCCTACATCAACGCACCCATCGGGACCGGAGCAACGCGCCGGAGCCTCATCGCGAAGGCTGGCAAGGTGCGCAAGGGGTTTGCGTCCGCCTTGGCCGCCGTCGATTTCAAGCTAATCCCTGGCGGCGGAGAGAAGCGGATGCAGCGCTATCCCTACATCGTGGAGTATGGCGCGCGGCCGCATATCATCAGGGGCAAGGCGGGCAAGCGGCTTGCCTTCGAGGCGGATGGTGAACTGCGCGTTGTGGGAAGCGTTCAGCACCCAGGTATCCGGCCGCAGTTCTTCTTCCGCGATGCGGTTTCGATGAACCGCTCGAAGGTGCAGAAGCGCGTCGAACAGCGCTTGGCGGAGATGATCGATAAACTCGGGACACCCGCATAATGGCATCGAAACTCTCATCGCTGGTGATTGCGCTCGGGCTTGACTCAACTGAGTACGACAAAGAGCTTAACAAGGCAGTCAAGGCGCTGAAGAAGGCGGGCGACGACCTGGAGACCGTCGGCAAGCGCATGGCTATTGCCATCACCGCGCCGCTGGTCGCGATTGGCGCCGCTGCCTTCAAGAGCGGCGAAGAGTTAGAAGTCGCTTTCATCAAGATCCAGAACTCCACGGGCGCAGCGGGAGAGAAGCTGAAGGGCCTAGAGGATAGCTTCAGGAAAATATACGGTCAGTCGGAGGCCAGCGCGGAAAGCATCGCTACGGCGATGAGCACAATCACGCAGCGCACGAAGCTGACCGGAGCTGCCTTGGAATCCCTTACGGCCGCGATGCTCACCATGGCCCGCGTAGCGGGCGTGGATGTAACCGCGATTGCTCCCCAGCTCACAGCGACGTTTACGGCATGGGGTATCAGCACCGACAAGCAATCGTCCGCGATGAAGTACCTCACGAGCATCTCGCAGCAGACCGCCGTGTCTCTGCCGCAGCTTTTGGAGCGCATCAACCAGTTTCACGCGCCCCTGGCAAGGATGGGCTTCAGCTTCGAAGATTCTGCCGCAATGATGGCCAGCTTCGAGGCGGCGGGGATGCCCGTGGAGCGCACGATGGCCGGTTTGACTAAGGGGCTTGTTACGTTTTCCAAAGAAGGCGCCGCGGATGCCCATGCTGCCTTTGTGATGCTCATCGAAAAGATGAAGGGTGCCGCGAACCAAACTGCCGCGACCGCATTGGCAGTGCATGAGTTCGGATCAAGGGCTGGAATTCAACTTGCCGATGCCGTCCAGGCTGGCCGCTTCGACGACATCATCGACGGAAAATTAAAGCGCACTGCGATTGCCGCGCAGGGAGCGGAAGCCGCACCGCTCAAGCTAGAGCAGCAATGGGTAAAGATGGAGCATCAGGTAGCGCTAGTTCTGGAGCCTCTCTGGCGGAACCTGGAAGAGGGCGCGATGAGGGGAATCATGGCGCTGAAGCCGCTCA